CCACCGTCAACGGCAACACCGTCACCGTGACCGGCAAAAGCGCCACCGAAACCGGCAAACCTGTCACCATCACCGCCGCCGCCGGAGGCAAGAACGTGACCGTGCCCGTCACCGTCACCGCCTGACCCTGACATTCTTCCCCGTCCGCACCGATGGCGGTCCCTGCGGACGGGGAACCCCCACCCACCAGACCGCCGCACACACTTTTTCAGGAGAGCGCCATGAGCGAAGAAAACAAGCCCATCGAAATCGAACCCGACATCAACACCGACGCCGAACAGCAGCCCGACGTATGCCTCAGACTCAAGGGACTCGACACCGAAGTCACACTCCCCAACCTCAACTCCGCCGACCTGCCCATCGAACTGGTCAACGTCGTGCTCATCGTCAAAAGCAAGGTCGTCCTGAGCGAGGAGGAGACGTTCCACGCCACCGCCGTGTTCCTCGCCTACCTGCAGGAAATGCAGCCGACCCTGTGGAACAAGCTGCGGAAGGCCGGCAACCCGCTCGGCTGGATCAGCGCCATCGTCAAAGGCTGGGCCGAAGGATCGGGCCTCGACCCAAAATCGTTTACCTCCTCATCCTCCACCAACAGCACCATTCGGCACTGACCGCCGACTGGCTGACCCGCTACCGGCGCGTCTGGAAGCCATGCCACCTCAACGCATGGCTCGACGCGCCAGCCGGCCGCAAACCATCCGGCAACCTCGACTACGAGAGCGCATGGGCGCTCACCCGCGAAATCCTGCGCGACCACACCTCCAACAGCTTCGCCGCGCTCGCCGGATGGTCATACACGCCCACCGGCGCGGAAATCGCGCTCTGGGACCAGATGGAACTCGAAGGCCGACTCAAACGCAAAGGCTACCGGCCATGGGCCGACCGGAGAACCGACCCGTTCCGCCGGGCGAACACGGAAACCCACGCCGATCATGAGGCGCGCATGGCCCGCCGCAAACGCCTCAACGACCACTACCACATCGAATGACCCCGACCGCCATCGGGGCCTCCCAACCACACAGGAGAAGCCCCGATGGCAGAAAGCAGCATCGGCGTCGTCTACATCGAAGTCGCCCCCAGCGGCAAGGACTTCGGCAAGAAACTCGAAGGCGACATCACCCAAGCCGCCGACAACGCCGCCAAAACCGGCGGCACCAGCATCCTCGGCAAATTCGGCGGCGCATTCGGCAAAATCGGCAAAATCGGACTCGGCACCATCGGCACCATCGCCGGAGGCATCACCGCACTCGCCGCCAAAGGCGGCTTCCAACGCGCCCTCAACATCGAAAATGCGCAAGCCAAACTCAAAGGCCTCGGCCACGACTCCAAAAGCATCGCCGAAATCATGAACAACGCGCTCGCCAGCGTCAAAGGCACCGCGTTCGGCCTGGGCGACGCGGCCACCGTGGCCGCGACCCTGAGCGCCGCCGGCATCAAATCAGGCGACCAGATGACCAACGTCCTCAAAACCGTCGCCGACACCGCACAGATATCAGGCCGCAGCCTCACCGACATCGGCACCATCTTCAGCAGCGTCGCCGCCCGAGGCAAACTGCAGGGCGACGACATGCTCCAACTCATGAGCTCCGGCGTACCCGTCCTCCAACTGCTCGCCAAACACCTCGGCAAAACCTCGGAAGAGGTCTCCGACATGGTATCCAAAGGCCAGATCGACTTCCAAACATTCGCCGACTCCATGCAGGAAGGCCTCGGCGGAGCCGCATTGGCCGCCGGCGACACGTTCAGCGGCGCATTGGCGAACGTGAAGGCCGCTCTCAGCCGATTGGGCGAAGGCCCCGGCAAGATCGCGCTCGAATCATTGCGCAAGACGTTCAACGCGGCCATTCCGGCCGTGGACGCGCTCTCAAGCCAGCTCACACCATTCGTGGAGCAGTTGAACGGCAAGCTCACCCCGTATGTGGACAGGGCCGTCAAGCTCATCGAGCAATTCAGCCAGGGGTTGCAGGACGGCAGCATCACCGTTCAGGACATCGTCGGCAGTCTCGGCCAATTGGCCGGAGCGTTCACGTTGTTCGCCGGGGTCGGCGGCAACGTGGACAAGATCACCAACGTGTTCGACACGCTCGGCAAAATCGGCGACGGCGGATTCGACAAACTCACCACGGGCGTGAAGCAACTGCCCGGCCAACTGCAATCAGGACTGTCTGGCCTGCAACAGTTCAAATTGTATTTCAACAAGGACCTGCGCGCCGCGCTCGCCGTGGACGGCGACCCGTTCGCGAACGCGGTCAACCGCATCCGGCAGGGCGCGGACAAGCTCACGGGCCCGTTCAGACTGCTCGGCGCGAAGATCGCGGGCTCCGATGTGGGCCAGTCGGTCGCCGGAGTGGCGGACAGGCTGGGTGTCGGATTCGGAAAGCTCACCAGCGCATTCGATTCGAACATCAAGGTGCTGGGCTCCAAAGTCGGCAACGGCTTCGGCGGCATATTCTCCAAGATCTCGGACAGCAAGCTCGTATCCGGACTGTCATCGGTGGCCGGCAAGGCGAAATCCGCCATGAGTCCGGTCGTATCCGGATTGGGTGACGTGTTCGGTGGCATCGGCGACATCGTGGGTCCGAAACTGCAGGCCGGATTGGGCAAGATCGGCTCCCTGTTCGGCTCGTTCTTCAGCCCCGGCAATTTCATGAAGTACATGGGCATAGCCGGCATCATTGCCGCGTTGGTCGCGGGTCTCGGCATGCTGGACCAGAGCATGCAGGGGCAGTTGTTCGCGATGATAGGCCAGCTGTCCGCGCAACTGCCGACACTGCTGCAGCAGCTGAACATGCAGATCACCGCCAGCCTGCCGGCCATGCTCGCCCAGGGCGCGGCCATCCTCACCGCGCTGATGAACGCGATCAGCACGAACGCACCCCAGCTGATGACCACCGCCGTGCTCATCGTCACCACGTTGGTCAACGGGCTGGCCTCGCAACTGCCTACGCTGCTGCCGGCCGCTCTCGACATGATCATGGCGCTCGTCAACGGATTGGCATCCAACGCCGGCCAGCTGCTCAACAGCGGCATGCAATTGCTGCTCGGCCTCGCGCAGGGTTTGATGAACGCGCTGCCGCAGCTCATCGCACAGGCACCCACCATCATCGGCAACCTCGTGCAGTCGATAGCCGCGAACCTGCCACAGATCCTGCAGACGGGCGTGAAGATCCTCGTGACCCTCGCCAACGGTCTGGCCAGCGCCATACCGCAGCTGATCGGCAAGATCCCCGCCATCGTGCGCTCCATCTGGAACGGGTTCACAAGCGTGAACTGGGGCGAGGTCGGCATGAACATCATCACCGGCATCGCCTCCGGCGTCACATCCGCCGCCGGCAAGCTCGTCGACGCGGCGGTCGGTGCCGCCAAGGACGCTCTGAACTGGGTCAAGGACAAGCTCGGCATCCATTCGCCGTCCCGCGTGTTCCGCGACCAGGTCGGCGTGATGATCGGCCGCGGCATGGCCGTGGGCATCGACCGCAGCCAGGACGTCGTCAACCGCAGCCTCGACAGGATAGCCGCCGGGCTCACGCTCGACGGCTACTCGTTCGGCTCGCCGCTCATCGGCGGCGTCACCGGCGGCACGGGAATGCTGCGCGACGACGGGGAGCAGACGGCCACGCAGACCGCCCTGCTGGAACAGCTGCTCGCCGCACTGGTCGCCCTGCACGCGGACATCCCGACCATGCTGCAGGCATTGGGCATCGAACTCGACGGACGAGAAGTGGGAAGGCTGGTACGCAAGTATGCAAACGCTTAAATACGTGTGCGGCTCCACCGGCGACGAGATCTCGTTCGAAGGCCCCATCTACGGGGAGACGATGCCATCGTTGAGAGGACGCGCGTGGACGTACACGCTCGGCGCGCGCACCCTTACCGGTGTGGCGTGGCAGGCCCGTGAACTCACGCTTACGGTGAAGGCCGTGGACGGCGAAACCCAATTGGACCGGCTGCGCATGCTCACCGACCATGACGTGCTCGCGCACTCCAGGGACTCCACGATATCGGGCCTGCTGCGCGTGGACGACGTGTGGGAGTGCAGGGCGCTCATCACCAAAAGCGAACCGCAATCCATCACGCCGCGCATCATCGAAACCCAATTGACCGTGACCCAATTGGGCATGTGGCGACGCAGCCTGCCGACCGTCACCTATGCGCCCAGCGACCCCGACGCCTACCAGTATCTCGATCACCCGTATGACATGGACTACGATTACGGGCCGCCATCCGCCCCGCCGGTGATAGCCGTGGACGGGTTGGACCCGATGCCGTTCCGCATGACCATATACGGGCCCTGCTCGAATCCGACCGTCACGATCGGCGGCAACCAGTACCGGATCACCGGTGACATCCCCGGCGGCGCTCGCGTCGAGGTGGATGCGGTGGAGGGCGAGCGTTCGGTGGCGTTCGTCAACGCGGCCGGCGACCGGGTCAACTGGTTCGCGAACGCGGAACGCGGTGCCGGCCTTGATTCCGGCAGCTACATCTTCCAGCCGTTGCCGGCGGGCCGCGCCGAAGTGAGCTGGCCGGGAGGCTACACGTTCGAGCTCACGCCAGTCGAGGAGAGGAGCGAACCACCGTGGTCAGTCTCATAGTCACCGACGCGAAGCACAAGCCGTTGCGCGCGGTGGACGACTACATGCTCGATCTCGCCTACGGCAGCGATGAGAATTCGTTCAAACTCACCTGCCTGCCGCAGCCGGAGGCCGGCGCGCTGATCATAATCGACGGCACCGAATACGGCGGGTTGGTGACCGTGCGCAACACGGACGGCAGTGTGGAGGGCCCCACCTGGCATGGCCTGCTCTCACGCCGCATCCTCCAACCCGATACGGGTCGGGATTACCTCACCGTTTCCGGCGCTGCCAACGATGTGCTCAACATGTTGTTCAAACGCATCGGATTGGATGCGCTGTTCACTGCGTCAGCACGGCACGCGGTCACCATCAACCCGTATTCGTTCGACCGGTATACGGACGCGTACAGCGGCATCCGGAAGATGCTCGCCGCCAACAATGCGAAACTCCGTCTCATCTGGGCAGACGGGCGTGTGAACGCGTATGCACTGCCCGCCGAACACTACGGCGACAGCATCGACAGTGATCTGCTCGAATTCAAGGCCTCGCTCGATAGCCAGCCGGTGAACCATCTCATCGGATTGGGCACCGGGGAACTCAAAGACCGTGCGGTCGTCCACTGGTACGCGGATGTCAACGGCAACGTGAGCCAAACCCAATCATTGACCGGATTGGCGGAACGTCAGGCCGTCTACGACTATTCCAACGCGAAACCCGACGAGCTGAACACCGAAACCAGGAAGAAGCTCATCGAACTGCAATCACAGGGCGGCGTCGAGGTCACCATAACGGACAACACGTTGAGCATGGACGTTGGCGACACGGTCACCGGCCGTGACAACCGGCTCGGCATCACGCTCACCGTGCCCGTGGCCAAGAAGATCGTGAAATCATCCGGCGGCATCCTGTCCGTGGACTACGAGTGCGGCACCGCGTCAGGCGATACGACGAGTCTCAGCGGCTCGGCGGAATCCAACGGCTCCACCGGTTCGGGCGGCTCCGGCGCGTACTACGCGGACGGGGTCACCATCACCATGCGCAACAACACGTTCAGCGCGGTCGTCACCCCTTCGCGCGTGGACGACGTGGAGAAAACAGCCAAGGACGCATACACGCTCGCCTCGAACTATTCGGCCGAAATCGGCAAGGCACAGCAGGATTCCGTCGCCGCCATCGCCGCGGCAGCCATGAACGTGGCTTCGATAACCACGGCCACGCCATTGTCCGCGAGCAGGAACGGCCAGGCCGTGCACATCACGGCAACGGAGGCCACGGCCGAAGGATCCGGACTCATGAGCGCCGCGGACAAGCGGAAACTCGACGGATTGGAGAACTACGCGCTTCCGGCCGCCACCATTGCCACGTTGGGTGGAGTCAGACCTGACGGCAGCACCATCACCGTCAATGAGGATGGCGTCATCACCGCGCACGCCACATCGACCGGCAACGGAATCGTGTTCCCGGTCGGCTACGTGGTCATGAACACCACCGGCAACAATCCCGCTGACGACTTCGGCGGCACCTGGGAGCGGCGCCCCTCATTGGGCGCGCATATGTGGGAAAGGATCAAGTAATGACACGCAACACATTGGGGCGTAGCTGCCTGCTCGAAGCGAACCTCATCCTCGTGGCCGGCGTCACCAACACATACCGGTTGCGATGGCTGCGCAGGGTCACCGACCGGCAGGGGGCCACGGTCGCAAGGCCGATGGACCTGACCGGATGGACTCCGATCATGCAGATACGCCGCGACAGGCTCATCGTGTTCGACCTGACGCCATACGTGCGATTGGACGAACACGGCTGCATCACGATCACGGTGCCCGCCGACACGACCCGAGACCTGCCCGAAGGCAGTGCCGCATGGGATCTGCTATTGGCCGCGCCGAACGGGGATACGACCCGTCTGGCGGCAGGCAGCGCGCTCATCGAATCCACCGTCAGCATGACCACAGGAAGGAGCCAATCATGATCCGCACGCTGAACGGCTGCAACTGCGACGACCTGGTCACCATCATCGACGACGCGATCGTCATGGAAGGA